ATCTTATATAGATTTCCTAAATGATTGCGCTCGCGTGGAAGAAATCACTGGCCTGCCATTCTCTATCGATAAGGATTGGGCCGGCCTTTCCTGGGAAGACTGGAATGACGCAGTTGACGCCTCCCTTAAAAATTGGAAATATCAATGATCGCGAACTGATGTTCTAACTATTGACTTTATAAGACGTCTGTGGTATAAAACTGATGTTCTAACAATTGAGCGCCTGATTACACACGGCCACCGGTTCGGAATAAGTCGTTAAGTGGTACTGTTCCCCCGCTGGGCAGGGCTCATATAAAACGGGAAAGCGGCGTACCGCCCGCAAGTTTGTGGATCGAGAGATCCATTGCTTGCGGGCGTTTTTGTTTAAACGTGAGAGGAGATCGACCATGACACGAGATCATACATTGACGGTGAAAGTATCCACGTTGGAATTTCAAGCATTGAGCTCGATCGCTAAGAACGACGGGATCAATATCAGCGAAATGACACGACAATTAATCCATGACCGTTGCCATAAAGAGGGCTTTAGTTTGGGGATGATTGCCGCTCCGGACGCCAAGGAAGAATCTACCAGGAAAGATCAAAAATGAACGGCACCAGCGATCGCCTCCGATTTTGCGTTTATCTTGGGGATCAAGACCGGAAACACATCGAGCAAATAAAGGACCGGCTGCAGCTCGATTCATCTGCCCTGGCGATCCGTGTTGCTTTGAGCGACCTGGCGAAGCGCCTCGGAGAAAATAAACCGCCTTTGATGGATACCAACGAGCAGCCTTTACAGGATGATGCCCCTCATACGATCCCCGGTTTTGTATGCCTCGGTGAGGGAACCAATGCGGTAGGGAAGAATGGAAAATTTTGAAGATCTGCAGTCGCTCCTTCTGAACATCATTCGCCAACGCGGCTCGGGCGAGGGGAGTGCGATCAAGCTCAAGGTCCTGACTGAAAGGGCATCGATTTATTTTAACAGGTCGATTCCTCCATGCACTGTCCGTGAATCGATCCACTTATTGAGGCAGCGGGGATATCCTATTTGTTCATCCAGCCTCGGCTTCTTCTGGCCAGCCAGTCTCGAGGATATATTTTCAACTGTCAATCGAGTTTTTCGATCTCCAGCACGAAGCGAACTCCTAACCAGTCGCCGGATGCGCGATGCTGGACGTCGCCTTTTTGGTGGGCAAATGCCATTGCCGGAAAAAGATCCACTCTCCGTTTCGACTGAAACGGACAAATCCAGCAGCGAGGGGAGGGAGTAAAAATGAGCGTTCGCGTGATGTCCTTGGTTTTTGAAGCTAATATTGTTGACATCATTCTCCGGGAAAAAGGACGCCGGGTCACAGCACCGACTTTGAAATTGGTTCTCCTAGCTCTAGCCGATCATGCGAACGATGAGGGTGAAAGTGCCTATCCGAGTCAGCACAGGCTCGCACGAAAAACATCCCTGGAGCGGTCTTCTATCACTTATGCCCTATCGGCCCTTATGCAAGAAGGCTTCATCCTGAGGGCAGGAATTAGTAAAAGGGACACGATAAATTACACCCTGAATCTTCCCCAGCTAAAATCACTTGTCCACCTGGTGGACACCCTCCAGGCACCCCTTCCACCTGGTGGACAGAGGGTTGTCCACCAGGTGGAAGGCCCCTGCCCACCAAGTGGACATGAATCATCCTTTAAGCGTCCTTTAAACGTCATAGAGGAATATCCAGAAAAAAAGATTTTCTGGAATGGACGCGACTTGTCACAGGTGTGGCTGAACGTGTGTGAGCAGCTCGTTATTGGTACCCCAACACATTCGATAAAATATTTGGATTCAGCCGTCCCGGTGCAATGGAATGAAAAAACGTCCACACTCGTTCTCGAAGCCGAAAATACGGATTGGCTTAATTCCCGCGTTGCTAAATCTGCCAGTAACTTGCTGGTCGGACTGCTTAACCTGCCCGATCCTCACGTCGTATTTACTCCGAGGGGTACCGCCCTCTAGCGAGCTCCTCCCGCTGGATGGCGTTTAAAGCTTCATGGAGCCCTTTACGCCTGAAAAGGGCTCCCTCGCCAGGGATTGTTTACTCCTGAACTGGTGAGCGAAATTCTTGGGCCGGATCCTTTGCTCCCTTACTCATGGGCTCCTTGGGGATCCGGCCCGAGGAAAGCCCAAAGCTCGACCCTCGAGGGCCAGGCGCCCCTCAAGGCAATCGTATTTCACTTCCGGCCAGGCGGTTGGTAGTGAGAATCCAAGCAAAAAGCCCAGATTGGCCAGGCGGCCTTCGAGCAGAAGCTTTTAGATCTAGGTGTATCAAACACCGGAGGAATACGAAATGACTTCTTCAATTGAGTTGCGCCAAAAACGGGCCGCAAAAATAGCCCAAGCACGCGCCCTGGTCAATAAAGCCAGCGGTGAAAACCGCGACTTTAACGACGAAGAGCATAAGGAATGGATCCACCTGATGGGTGACGATGAAACAGGCACCCAGGGTGGTGAAATTTGTGCACTCACCAAAGTTATACAGAACCACGAGGCTCTGGAAACCTTGGAGGCTGAGTTGCACGAACCTACGTCCCCGGCGATTAAGCCGGACGGCAAAAAGAATCTGCGCGTTATCAAACGCTCTGAATTTGATGCATTGGAACCCCAGCCCAAGAGTGAATTCTTGAAGGCCGGCGGGACCGTGGAGGATTAGTTAATGGCAAATACTTTAACTGGGCTTCTTCCGACAATATATGAGGCCCTTGATGTCGTGAGTCGCGAGCTGGTTGGTTTTATTCCAGCGGTAAATAGGAACAGTTCAGCTGATCGCGCAGCTGTGGGGGAAACTGTAGCATGGCCGGTCGTGCCGCCCCTTGCTTCCGGTAACTTCACCCCGGCCGCTTATGGCCCGAGCCCCTCGGACGTGACCATCGCCGCGCCGACCCTGACCTTGAGCAAATCCAAGACCGTCCCGTTCTACCTGACCGGCGAAGACATCCGCGGTTTGAAGAACGGATCAGTGGACCAGGTCGCGATCAAGAACGCCTTTGCGCAGAGTATCCGCACACTGGTGAACCTGATCGAGATCGACCTGTTCGTAGCGGCTTATCAAGGCGCCTCGCGTGCCTATGGAACCGCCGGCACGGCCCCATTTGCCACAGCAGCTGACTTGACCGATATTGCCAGCATCCGCAAGATCCTGGAAGACAACGGCGCGCCGATGAGCGATTTACATTTGGTGCTCTCCACGACCGCCGCCCTTCCGCTGCGCGCAAAACACTCGGAACTCTTCCGGGTGAATGAATCCGGCACTGAATCAATGCTGCGCGATGGTACCCTGGGCCGGATTGAGGGCTTGAATCTCCACGAGAGTGCAGCCTGCTCCGTGATCACAAAAGGAACTGGCACGAGTTATGTAACTTCGGGCTCAACTGCCCCCGGTGTGACCGCCATCGCCCTGGTCACCGGCTCCGGCACGGTCCTGGCCGGCGATGTGGTCACTTTTGCTGCCGATACCAACAACAAGTATGTGGTCAACGTGGGCGTCGCCGCCCCCGGCACAATTTCACTTGGACAACCGGGCGCAATGGTCACCATCGCCACCGCCAACGCCATGACCATCGGCAACAACTTCACCCCCCTTTGCGCCTTCGACCGCAATGCGATCACGCTGGCCACCCGAGCTCCGGCGTTGCCACCTCAAGGTGACGCTGCCGACGATGTTGTCGAGGTCATCGATCCCATAACCGGCCTGGCCTTCCAGGTCGCCATGTACAAGCAGTACGGCCGCGTCGCTTTCGACGTGAGAATCGTCTGGGGCTGCGCCGCAGTCAAGACAAACCACATCGCCATCCTGCTGAGCTAGTTGCAGCCTGGTGAATCAACCAATCATCCTGGAGGGGCCAGGCGGTCCCTCCAGGGATTACATCACGAAGAGGAGAACAGTCATGAATAAAGGTTTAGTACTAATGACCAAGGGCGGGGGAACTATCGAAGTTGCCCCCACTGCAGTAAGTGATCACCAGAGGCTGGGCTTTAAGGTCGTGAATCCACAGGACCTGGCAGACCTCGCCAAGGCCGGTTTGGTGGACGTGCATGCGGACCCGGCGCCTTACGATAAACTGATCCGTGTAGTCAAAGGCGACAAGATCATTGAGATCAACAAGGCCACTGTCCAGGAGTATGTCAAGGCGGGTTGGTCGGTAGTAGATCCCAATGATATCGGCGACCTGGTCACACGCGGTCTCCTGGTTCCACAAGCAGATCTCGCTGTGGATGGAGAGTTGACTTCAATGTCCAAGGATGGTGAGACGGCAGAGGTCAACCCAACCACAATTGAATCGCATCGCCTGGCCGGCTGGGAAGTTGATGATCAATAACCTCGCAGACCTGGTCATGGCTAGCCTCTTGGTTG